GATCATTTAAAGTTAGTATTTCCTCTTTTGTTTTTATGTTTATTTTTTCTACTTTTTGTATTTGATCAATGGAGGCTTGAGACCGCACCTCTTGCTCTTGTTCATTTTGTAATGACGACGACGACATCATTGCCCCGCTCACAATAGATCAAAAATGTGCATCAACCTTTCCGAAGCTCAGACTTGGTAACTTGGAAGCGCATCGCGACTGGGGACACGCTGCCGACTATGTGCGGGCCATGTGGCTCATGCTTCAGCAAGACGCTCCGGATGACTTCGTGGTTGCCACTGGAAAGGCTTACTCGATCAAAGAGTTTTTGGATGAGGCGTTTTCCTATGTGGGCGATGTGAAGCACTGGAGAGACGTTGTAGTCATTGACCCTAAGTTCTATCGTCCTGCCGAAGTAGAGTACCTTAGAGGCTCTCCTGCTAAGGCTAAGGAGGTACTGGGGTGGGAACCGGAGATAGATTTCAAGACCCTCGTGGTCGGGATGATGAGGAATGATTTAAATGTATCGTAGAGACTGGAGTGACCCAGCATATGCGAAGTGGCGAAAAGATATACGCAAGAGAGATCGTTACAAGTGCCAGTGGCCCGGCTGTGGAGGCAAGAAGCGATTAGAAGTTCATCATATCAAGAGATGGTCATCCGCTCCGGGTTTAAGGTATTCGATTAACAATGGCATAACCCTATGTAGAAGCTGCCACCAAAAAATTAAAGGCAGCGAGGAAAACTACGAGGCCTTTTTTCTAAAAATACTAGAATGGAACGCGAGAAAATGAAAAGACAAGATGTCGTCGATGAGCACGGAGCCGAGCTTCTATTTCTTTCAGAAGAATATTTTGATGGAGCAATTATTGGGGTTACGGGTAAAAGTCAAGTGGCCTATGATATGGATGTCATGATAGATCTATTTTCTAGAAACAATGACTGCACCTACGAAGAGGCTGTTGAATATTTAGAGTTCAACACTTGGCATGCTTACGTGGGAGAGGAGACTCCCGTTTTCATAACAAGGCTCTCTCAATGAGTCGATTTACCGTCATTCGTGATACCAGAGAAAAGAAAGGCCACGGATGGTGGTTCGATGAGGACGCCTACTGTATAGGTACAGAAGTCACCAAGGTTGATATCGGTGATTACACAATAAAGGACAAAGAGCACCTATTGTGCATAGAAAGAAAAGAGTCAGTTGCTGAGCTTGCGGGTAACTGTGGAGAGAAGAGGTTTTTGCGAGAACTAAAGGCAATGGCCTCTTTTCCTCACGCCTTTCTCCTTCTTGAGTTTGACTGGCACAATATTGAGCAATACCCTGTTGGCTCTGGGGTTCCCGAGAGCAAGTGGTCAAAAATAAGGATTAAGGGTAAATATATAATGAGGGTTCTATCATCTGCTATGGTAGAGCATGGTATCAAGGTGATAACCTGCGGAGACAAAAGAAGAGCCGAAGAAATGGCATTTAGAATAATGAGAACGGTAAACAATTATTATGTACAACGTTGAGTCTCCCAATCACGCTTGGCTTGGTATAAAGAATAAAGATATAAAAGATATCTCCTCTCCTCTCTCTAATCTTAAACAGAAGGAAAAGGACAATCTGCATCTCTTTATTTTAAGACTGATGCGTAACCCGGACTACTTCCAGTGGACTGTCAAAAAACTATTAAACGTAGAACTACTTCCAGAACAGGTAGTTATTCTTAGGGAGCTTTGGAACAAGGCATTCCCTATGTATATCGCCAGTCGTGGATTTGGAAAGTCATTTCTTCTGGCTGTCTATTGCATTCTAAGAGGAACCCTTGTCCCCGGAACCAAGATAGTCATAGTGGGCGCGGCCTTCAGACAGAGCAAGGTCATCTTTGAATACATGGATACAATTTGGAAAAATGCACCAATATTACGCAGCGTTTGTTCTGACAATAGTGGCCCACGAAGAGACGTAGACAGATGCACCATGCGACTTAATGACAGCTGGGCCATGGCAGTTCCTTTAGGAGACGGCTCCAAGATCAGGGGCCTTCGCGCCCACACTATTATTGCAGACGAATTTAACAGTATCCCCGTTGATATATATGAAACAGTTGTTGCCGGTTTTGCCGCCGTATCTGCCAACCCTACCCAGAACGTCAAAGAGGCTGCTCGCCGCAAGGTTTTGCAGGAGTCCGGGTCGTGGAACGAGGATATGGAGGGAGAATATCAAGATCGTCAGAGCAACCAATCAATCATATCTGGAACGTGTGGCTACGGATTTGAGCACTTTGCTTCTTACTGGAAAAAATATAAGTCTACCTTGAAAACAAGGGGTGATTTTAAGAGGGCATCCGAAGAGGCGGGAGACGACATTGACGAGATACCGGACTATATGAAGAGGCTTGACTGGAAAGCTTTTTCAGTAATCAGGATTCCGTATGAGCTTATTCCCGAAGGTTTCATGGATGACCAGCAAGTTGCTCGATCACGAGCGACGATGCATAATGGCATTTATCAAATGGAGTATGGCGCTTGCTTCACTTCTGATAGCCAAGGGTTTTTCAAGAGAAGCTTGATAGAGTCTTGTGTGGCCCATGACCGCAACTGTAGCAGCAATGGATGGCCAGCATGGTGTGAAGACCCATTCGAGCCCATGACAAGGGGGAACCCAAACGGCAAATATGTCTTTGGCATTGACCCCGCCTCCGAACAGGACAACTTTGCCATTATAGTCATAGAGATACACAACGAGCACCACAGGATTGTTTATTCGTGGACTACGAACAAGAAGGACTTCCAAAGTCGTAAACGCATCGGGCTTACCGACGACAACGATTACTATAGCTTTTGTTGTAGAAAAATAAGAGAGCTTTATAAAATCTTTCCATGCTTAAGAATTGGCATAGACTCTCAGGGGGGCGGTTATGCCATAGCCGAAGGGCTAAGGGACTCCGACAAGCTCCTGACTGGAGAAAGACCAATCCTTCCAATAATCGAGGACAAAAAAGAAAAAGACACGGATGGCATAGCTGGCGATCATATTATTGAGCTCATTAACTTTGCTAGCGCTCAGTGGACCTCTCAGGCTAACCATGGGCTCAGAAAGGACATGGAAGACAAAGTCCTTTTGTTCCCTCGCTTCGACACCCTGAGCTTGAGCATCATGAGTGAAAAGGATAAGATATCCTTTAGTCAGCTCAAAGACAAGCTTGGAGAAAGCACTGCCCTAAGACTGTATGACACTTTAGAAGATGCTGTAATGGAAATCGAAGAACTAAAGAACGAGCTAGTCACCGTCGTGTTGTCAATGACTGCTGGAGGAAGAGAGAGGTTTGACACGCCAGAGATCAAGCTCGACACTGGCAAGAAAGGCCGCATGAGAAAAGACCGCTACAGCGCCCTAGTTATAGCAAACATGATCGCGCGACAAATTCAAAGAGAGCTCCCCCCTCCCGTTTACAATAATATAGGAACCATTATTCGACCCGGCGACTTTAAAACCGACCCCTCCAACAAGATGTATGTGGGCCAGCAATGGGCCGAAGGCATTAGCCCAAACGCCTTCATTGGAATTAGAAGGGGCCATGAGTAGTTGGTGTAACAATAGGTATTGGTCATCATTTCAATAAGCATTATAAATGGTAGGAAAAATGCCCTCAAAAAAATATCCAAAGAGTGAGTCTGAAGGCCCCCAAGACAAAAATGAAGCAGCCTATATCAGCTGGGGAGACAACAAAGAGGAGAGAGACAAGGCGATGTCCGCGTATACAGACGCGGTTCAAGAGTTTTCCGCCGCCTCTTATGGCTCTCGCACCAGAGACTTCTCCGATCTAACTTCCAAGCTTAGCGGGAGGCCCGGATTAAGGAACTCGGACTACGATTGGTTTCGTCCAGACCAGAGGGTTCCCGAAAGATCTAAAGACATCATCGCATTTGCGAGAGCGGCATATCGTCGCATTGGCCTGATAAGAAACGCAATAGATCTCATGGGAGATTTTGCGTGTCAGGGCGTTCGCCTAGTTCATCGCAATCAGAGACTTGAGAGATTCTACAACGATTGGTTTGGAAAGGTCAACGGCAAGGAAGTATCAGAAAGACTTTGCAACCTTTTGTTTAGAGAAGCCAACGTCCCCATCCGTATGAAGACGGCCAAGATTAATCGCAAGAAGCGCGAGGAGATGCAGAAGTCGATTGCGTCTCCGGAACTTGTAATGAACCTTAATGACTACAACTTTGGTAAAAATGAAATTCCTTGGCAGTATACGTTTATTGATCCCCTCCTGATCGAGCTAGTTGGTGGCCCAGTAGCTGGCCTTACCGGCGAGCGCAAATATGTTATAAAGCTTCCAAAGAGCATCATTACAGAAATCAGAAAGCTTCGCAATAGCTCTAACCCAAGGGATGCTAGCGTAGTATCAATGATCCCTAACGAGATTCTGTCAGCAGCGGACAAGAATCAGGGGATGCCCCTACCCATAGATAAAACTTTTGTATATTTTTACAAAAAGGACGACTGGCAAGAGTGGGCAGACCCCATGACCTATGCCTGCTTTAACGATCTCATTCTTTACGAAAGATTAAAGCTTGCCGACAAAACCGCCCTAGACGGCGCAATCAACAAGATTAGAATCTTTAAGCTTGGCAACCTTGAGCATAAGATGGCTCCTACTCCTACGGCAGCATCTACATTGCAGCAAATTTTAGGAGCCAACGTTGGGGCCGGAAGCACTGATATCATCTGGGGTCCTGATATTGAACTTATTGAGACTGCCACCGATGCTCAGAGATTTCTGGGAGAGGAAAAGTACCGCCCGACCCTTATGGCAATTTATGCCTGCTTGGGAATTCCCCCAACCCTAACGGGGACGTTTGGAGCCAGCGGAACAACAAATAACTTTATCTCTCTAAAAACTTTGACAGAAAGACTTAACTACGTAAGAAACATCTTACTCGAATTCTGGAACACTCAGATAAGGATTGTTCAGAAATCTATGGGCTTCAGATTTCCAGCTCAGGTTGAATTTGATTACATGTATCTGGACGACCCCGCTTCTGTAACGAACCTGCTAATTTCCATGGCTGATAGAAATATAGTAAGCGACGAGTTCGTTCAGCGACATATAAAGGCCAGACCAGAAACCGAGAGGCGACGCGTGAACAGTGAAGAGAAGAGAAGGACGCGAGAAGACTTGGAGAAGATCAGCCCATACCACTCGGTAGACAAAGAATATGGCCTTTCCAAGATCGCGCTCCAAACGGGGGTTGTTTCGCCTTCTCAGGTTGGCGTGAAACTTGAAAAGAAAAAGAATGGTGAGAAATCGGCTCTGGAACTACGCACGCCGTCGTCTCCAAAGAATAGGGAGTCTCAGAAACCTGTCAATGGTCCGGGCAGACCCAAGAACTCGCGAGATGTTCAGAAACGCGAACAGAGGAGGTTTAAGCCCAAGAACAAGGCTGCCGTCGAGATCTGGGCAAAAGAGGCTCAGACTGAAATATCCAAGATGGTCAATCCGGGGTTGCTGGAGCAATTCGAGAAGAAAAATATGCGTAGCCTGACTGCCTCAGAATTTAACCACTCAGAGACAGTTAAGTTTTGCGTCTTGTTTAACCTTCCTGCCTTTGAGCCTATAGACGACACATCCATAGTATTGGCGTTGGAGAAAAAGGTGCCCAATGGTGTAATAACACAATGTGACGAATGGATATCTAACGCTTCTATTGATATAGATAGAAAACTAAGTATTGAAGAAATTAGAAACATCCGTGCTTCTTTCTATGCTGAGAATATAATACAGACAACTGACCCGTAGGGGATTTCTATGAGTAATGAAATTAAAATCTTTAAGGCCGAAAAAGAGGCTGGTCTTGAACATGCGATTAAGAGCAACGCGGCAATCGCCTACCATGCCCCCGTTCTTCTAGATCAAAAGCCCCCTGTTACACATCTACAGGACATTACTTCTTTAAAAGACCTCCCGTCGCTAACACGCGCAGCTTCGGATGATCAAGATGTTTATAAAGTGTATTCCGTGCTGGTTACTACCTCGTGGAACAAAAACGATGATGTGTTTGACAAGTCAGAGGTCTGGGCAGCCAAAAACACGCCGAAGTACAAGCCTACCAATATAGAGCATGATGAAAGACAAATAGTGGGAGGCATCATTGATAGCTGGGCGGTTGATGACAAATTTTTTCTAATGGAAGAAAATGTAGACAATAAAAATCTTCCCGACCACTATCATATAGTAGTTGCTTCTGTTATTTATAAACAGTGGCAAGACCCCGCTTATCAAAATAGGGCTAACAATCTTATTACTGAAATAGAGGCGGGGGAAAAATACGTTTCTATGGAATGCCTTTTTCATGGATTCGATTATGCTATAGTTGACCCTAATGGCAAGCATCATGTTGTGGCAAGAAATGACGAAAGCGCTTTTCTGACTAGCCATCTTCGTGCCTATGGAGGAAAGGGAATATATCAGGATCATCAGGTCGGGAGACTGCTGCGAAACATTACCTTCAGCGGGAAGGGATTTGTTGCCAAGCCAGCCAACCCCGAGAGCGTCATCTTTGACAACACGAAGGTGTTTGACTTTCAGTCCGCTTCCACTTCTTCTAAAAACATGTTTTCGGATAAAATTGGTGTAATAACACCAGTAGAGGCACACAATAACAAATTTGTTGACACACAGGAGAGTTTTGATATGTCAAACGATATCCTCAATGATCAAATCAGAGATTTGAAGGAGGCGCTTGAAGCAGCTCAGGCTGACAACAAGCAGCTTTCCGACAAGCTCGCCACAGCCAATGTGGAAAAGTACGAGATTACAATCTCCGAGCTAACTGAGGCCGCCACGGTAGCTGCTGCTCAAGTTGAAAAGGCTGAAGCAGATCTTGCCGAGGCTAACTCTAGCATTGAAACCATAACCTCAGATCTTGAAGAGAAGACCCAAGCCCTAGAAAAGGCCGAGTCTTACATCTCTGAAATGAAGGCTGCCGAGAAGAAGAGAGTGCGAGAAGCCTCCTTGAGCGAAGCTGGCCTTTCAGCAGAAGAAGCTGCCGCTAAGATGGAGCTTTTTGGCGATCTTAGTGACGACCAGTTTGATGCCTTGGCCAACACACTGGCTGAGTATCACGTCGAAGCTTCTGAAGAAGTAGAAGCCGAAGAGTCGGAAGCCGAAGAATCTGAAGCTGCCGATACCTCAGATACGGAGATTGAAGAAGAAGTTGAAGAGGCGGTTGCTACTGAAGTAGATGAAGAAATTCTTGAGACCGTTGAAGCCGACGAGACGGTAGAGGCTTCTGTAGAAGCTGACGAGTCTATTGGCCACGAAGAAATTGAAGGTATTCGTTCGGGTCTTCAAGATTGGGTTAACAAAGTAATTCTCAATAACGAATTGGAGAAGTAAACAATGGCACTAAGACCAGATAGAGTTGAATTTTTCACCGATCTCAGCTACTTCATGAATGAAACTGCTGAAAGAGGTATTATTGTTGTCCACGATACTGGCGGTTCAGGCGCTGCAATGGATGATTCCGCTGCAACTGTCGCGATCCCCAGCGATGGAGTTAGCGGCACCAATCCCGCCGGTCTACTCCTCTGTGATGTTGTAAACCTAGACCTGACTCGGCAGCACATCAACTTTGCTAAAGATGAGATGCAGCTGGGCGGCAAGGTATTGCTGCTACGTCGTGGTTGGGTTGTAACCGATCAGGTTTCTGGAACTCCCACCATCGGTGCGGACGCCTACTATAACCTGAACGGAGCAGTGTCCGCTACAGATCCCGGTAACAGCACTAAGGTAGGCCGTTTCTTGTCTATTAAAGACGCTGACGGCTTCGCCAAGGTCGACATTAACATCATCTAAAATTGAGGAGATAGATTACAATGGCTAGAAAAAAGTTCTTTGAACCAACTCCCGAAATGGATCAGCTGCTCACCAGAGCAGGCTCCATGAATAAAGAGGAGTCACTTGCAGCCACCGCAGAATTGGCCAAGGCTCTAGAAATTCCTCTTCGCAGGGGTGTTATGAGCGGCGATATTCTGGATGGCATTTTTGAGGCAGTTCGGCTAGGTCCCGGCGCAACCGCCGAGTTCCCCCTTGACTTCCTCGCCCCCGGCACTGAGAAGGAATTCGTGGCCTACACGATTCCCAACCATGGCCGTATTCCCGAACGCCACGTAGAAGGTGACTACGTCATGGTTCCGACCTACGACGTTGGCGCTTCTATCGACTGGCTTCTCAAGTACGCCAGAGATGCTCGATGGGACGTTGTGGGTCGCGCCATGGACGTTCTCCAGAGTCAGTTTGTCAAGAAGATGAACGACGATGGCTGGCATACGCTGGTTTCGGCTGGTGCTGATCGTAACGTCATGATCTATGACGCCGACGCCACTGGCGGTCAGTTTAGTAAGAGACTCGTTTCTCTTATGAAGGTTATCATGCGTCGTAACGGTGGCGGAAACTCCACCTCCATCGACCGTGGTGAGCTAACTGATCTCTACCTCAGTCCTGAAGGTCACGAAGACATTCGCAACTGGGGCGTTGACGAGGTTGATCCCGTCACGCGTCGTGAGCTTATCGTCTCGGATGGCGGCCTAATGGTCAGAATCTTCAACGTGAACCTCCACGTTCTAGACGAGCTAGGCGAAGGTCAAGAGTATGAGAACTACTACCAGAACGATCTGAGTGGCAGTCTCCCCACTGGCAAGAAAGAGATTGTGGTCGGTCTCGACCTCCGCAACCTCGACAGCTTTGTGATGCCCGTCCGCGCTCCCGTCGAGATCTTTGAAGACGATACTCTTCATAGACAGAGACGAGCCGGTCTTTACGGTTGGGCTGAGCATGGCTTTGCCGCCCTTGACACCAGAAGAGTTCTTTTGGGCGCTTTCTAAGAGCCCTTGGGCTTCTCAGTTCGAATCCGGTGGCGGCACCCACGCTGCCACCGGATTTTTTAATACAAAGTAGGGGCTGCTAACGTTCCCAGTCTTCTGAATATCACTGACCCCTCTGTTTGATACAATAGGAAGATGGACACATGTCGCATCCTATTATAAGACTGCTAGATCGTGCGAAGGAAACTACTACTACCACCGGCTCTGGAGCTATCTCTCTAGCTGGAGCGTCGGCTGGATTTGTTTCGATCTCAGGAATAGGTGATGGGAATTCCACCTACTACACCATAGAAGATGGGGATAGCTTCGAGGTAGGCATAGGAACCTATACTGCTGCTGGAAACACGCTCTCCAGAGACGAAGTTTTTTCTAGCTCTAACTCAGACGACAGCAAGATAAACCTGTCGGGAGGGGCATCTGTCTTTATTACCTATCCTGCGGGAAAGGCAGTTGCCCGGACATCTGGTAACTATGTCGGTATCGGAGGCATTGATCCTGAATACCAGCTACAGGTAAGCGGAACGGGATCTTTCAACACCGTGCGATGGGCTGATGGGACAACCCAGACTACCGCCGGGACGGACACAACGTATACTGCTGGCACTGGACTCACCTTGGTGGGGGCTACGTTCAATACTGATGGCACTGGTTATTTTAACTATCTTGGCATTGGTACGGACTCACCGACCTATGAGCTTGATGTTGCTGGTGATATTGGCGTGGATGAATATATTTATCATAATGGAGATACAAACACTTACATCAGACTTCGAGGCGACCAATTCGACTTTGTGGCTGGTGGCAGAACAATGCTCACGCTGGATGAGGCCGGTTCGGACATCGTTACAGTCAATGATGGCGCTAACGATGTTGATTTTCAGGTTAAGGGCGATAGTGATACCAATCTTATAAGAACAGATGCCGCAAATGACAGGGTAGGCATCGGCACAAACGATCCTGATTATAAATTAGAGGTTTCAGGAACTGGTTCATTTAATGGGGTAAGGTGGGCTGATGGAACTATTCAAGTCACATCTGCTACTGGAGATATAAGCACTGTTTCTGGCCTAACCGTTACAAACGCAACCAATATTGCGTCGACCGGAGCGACTAACTCTGCTGATATCAACACCGTTTCGGGCCTTCTCTACGACTACTGGACATTGCGAGGCGATGCGGCTACCACTACCAACGTGGATACTACGGAAACTGTTCACTTTACCGGAGCGGGAAACACAACTGTAACCTTGGGGGGAACTGATAACAGAGTTGTTACTATTAGCGGTAGTGGAGGAGGCGGTGGCGGGACGAGCTATACTGCTGGCACAGGTCTCACCTTGGTAGGGGCCGAGTTCAATACTGATGGCACTGGTTATTTTGACTCTCTTGGTATTGGAACAACCACACCGGCACATACACTTTCCGTAAGCGGAGACATAGGTCTTAGCGGTGACATAAACTTAGAGGAAGACCAAAGAATATATTTTGAAGCAGATAAAGGAACTTGGATTGAAACCGATTCTGCTGATAGATTAAGGTTCGTTGCCGGTGGTCAACAAATGCTTGTATTTGACCAAGATACCGGCGATAGAGCGGTATTTGGTTTCGGCACTAAGGTTGGAATAAACATAGGCAACCATTCAACACCAGATTATGGTCTGGAGGTTTCAGGAACCGGTTCATTTAATACGGTAAGATGGGCCGATGGAACTATTCAAGTCACATCTGCGACCGGAGACATAAGTACCGTTTCTGGCTTAACCGTTACAAACGCAGCCAACATAGCCTCTACCGGAGCCTCAAATCTTAGCCTTATTAGAAGCTATATCGATACATCTGACAATGCAACTTTTAATAATGTAACAGCTCAGGGCAATTTGACTGTTAGTGGCACGTTAACTTATCTGGATAGCACTACTGTAACTATTGCCGACAAGCAGCTAGAGTTAGCCTCAAACAGTGGCACGCCTATTGGCAATGATTCTGCCGTAAACGATGGTGGCATTGTAGTAAAATCCACTGACAGTGACAAAAAGTGGACTTGGCTGGACTCAACAGATGCGTGGACATCTACCGAACACATCAGCCTTAACTCCAGTAAAAACATTATCTTCGGAGACGGCACAGAACAGAGCACTTCTCCTACTGGAGATATATCTACTGTTTCAGGTCTTACTGTAACCAACGCTTCAAATATTGCTAGTACAGGAGCGACCAACGCTGCTAACATCGCCACTAATACAAGCAACATCTCTACCAATACCACCAACATCTCTACCAATACCACCAATATTGCCGCCACCGGCGCCACGAATGCCGCCGCTATTGCCGCCAAGGACAATTATCAATACTGGACAGCTACCGATGGGGATGCTACTTCCAATATCTCTACAACCGAAGATGTAAAACTGACGGGAGCAGGACTAGTTACAGTATCCCTCGCAAGTGGAAATCCAAACGTCTTTACGATTTCAGGAGCAGGGGGCGGGGGAGGTGGTGCGCCCACAGACGCTCAATATGTCACATTGGCTACTGATGGCGGTTTGAGTGACGAGAGAGTTTTGACCGCAAGTACGGGCGTTCATATTGTAGATGGAGGTGCCAACGGTAATGTCACGGTAAGCGTGTCCGGTTCTACGACAAGCCAACTTGGCATTGTGCAACTTCAGGATTCAGCCACCGATGGAACTACTGACAAAGCCATAACCCCCAATGCCGTTTACGACATCCAGACCACCCTTCAAACGAACATCAATACTAACACGACCAACATCGCATCAACGGGAGCGACTAACGCTGCGGCTATCGCAACTAACGTAACCAACATTGCGACTAACGCAAC